GGATGCCTTAATGGCGGCGGTGCCCAGTGCCGTGATGGGAGCCGTGACATGGGTCGTGAGGGATTTCCCGGCCTTGGTCATGGCCTTGGAGATCGTCTCACATTTCTTGGAGATAGCAGTCAGGGATTCGCCTGCCTGTGTCCATGCGGACTGCATCCGGTACAGCTGTTCCGTCAGCCTGCGGATTTCCGCTTCCGTGTCCTTCACAGCGGCTTTGGCGTTGTTCAGGTCGGTGGTGGCCTTGCTGACAGCGTCCGCGCTGTTCTGCATGGTTTTCTGCAGAGCCTTGACCTGACCCTCCAGCTTGGTGACCTCGGCGGTGGCATCCGCATATTCTTCCTGGTACCGCTCCAGATTCTGCTTGGCGGCAATGGTGGCGGAGTCCGTTTCGCCCAGGGAATCGCGATAATTCTCATAGGCGTAGGTAGCCGCTTCCACCTCGAAACGCAGGTCTTCCTGACGGGCCTTGGCCTGCTCCAGCCGCTGGGTATAATCCTGATGGCGGTCGTAGTTTTCCTTCAGCTTATCGTTCGCTGCCACCAGCGCCCGGCTGTACTGCTCTACGGCCCGCTGCTGCTGGGTAAGCTTCTGTCCCAGCATGGACAGCTTCGCTTCTGTGCCTGCGATGGTCTTTTCATAGTTCTGTACGCCAGCTCCGGCCAGACGGAAGGTGGACTCGGCTTCCTTGATCTGCTGGTTGATGGTGCGCATATTGCGCGAGAAATTGCTGGAATCCAGCGACAGCGCGACCACCAGTTCGCGCAGGGTTTCGGCCATAAAGTTCACCTACTTTTCCATTGTGGTTTTGGGGTGGTGGGCATATAATGGAAGCGCCCAGATGGGAGATTGAAACAATGCTGTGAGGTAATACAATGCCACAGATCGTATGGGAGGGAAATAAAAAAAGCTTTGGGACATCACATCAAAGCCTACCCATCCCGAAAAATGCTATTTTTCTACGCAGTGCAAATGGCTTTATTGGAAAATCGATGCCGTTTGGTATAGTCCCAATGTTGCTTTGTATGCTTGTCGTTTTTTTTAAGGCATTTTTCCGCAAAGAACCGCCGATTGACCCGCTGTTCCTCATTCCAGGATTCGCAATAGGTATGCTTGTGGCACTGCCCCTTCATGAACTTATGCATGCAATATGCTACCCGAAGGAAGCTACAGTTTGGGTTGGATTATGCTTGCGCAAAATGGCAGCATATGCAATCTCATACCATCCGCTGTCGAAAAAGCGTTTCATTATCATGTCTCTTGCGCCGGCTTTGCTGGGCATTATTCCACTTGCGGCGTTTATCATCACTCCGATTACGATGAAGCCGCTTCTCACGATTTGCATTGTTTCTGCATTCATGGGATTGATATCACCAGCACCAGATTATATGGATGTGACATCAGTACTTAGGAAAGCTCCCTCGAACGCGATGATATGTGACTCTCAGGACGGCCTATACTTCTTTGTTGCATAACATGTTGCTCTTTCAAGGCTTCACGCCCGGCCACACTTCGTCAATGAAGCGCTGCCGGGGCTTTTTCTTTTCCTGCTCCCTCCGGGCGTCCCATGCCCGCAGGCGCAAGAAACCCAGCATGTCCATTTCATCGATTTCCTTCATCCGCCAGCCGTTCTTCATCAGTTCGTTGTAGGTGGCATAGATGTATTCCGGCAGGGTCAGGCTTCCTGCGGGATCGTCACTTCCGGATTCTCCGCCTCCGCCAGAATCTGCTCCGCTTCCTGCACCGCCGGAATCGTAGGGAAAGTGTCCAGCACCTCCGTGGTCTGGGTCTGGGTGGCCATCAGCGCCAGCGCGATGTCATGCATCAGGCGGTCGGCGGGATAGTTGTCGTAGACCTCATCCGGGGTGAACTGGTTGTTGAACAGGATGCAGAACCACTTCACCATCGTGTCCAGGGCATCGGTCACGGTCAGCTGCTCCTGGGAGACATCCTTGCCCTCAGTCGCGTCCTGGGACAGGCGCACCAGCCTGCCGTACATTTTGGAAGCGGGCTCCATTTCGCGCAGGGCTCTGCCGGAAACAAAGTCCACGGTGTATTTCTTTTCACCGAGCGTACAGGTGATCATATTCTTACCTCCAAAGCTTCAAAAGTAGCTGCCGCATAGCGTCATGGCCATGCGGCAGCAGGTGTGTAGTTGACGCTTACGGGCTGGGCGGCGTGATCACAGGGGTGTACACGGACTGCAGGAAGGTTTCGCCCATCGCAGCCGTGAAGCCGTTCTCGCCCTCGTCGGCCACCGCCTGATAGCGGTTGTCGTGGGTGCGCTTGATCGCCGTCCACTCCACGTCCCCGGTCTGGCGGGTAATCGTGGTGCCCTCCTTGGTGGCGTAGTTCTCGGTCAGGGGCTTGGCCCGCACCTTATACAGCCACACATAGCGGAACTTGTGGTTGGACTTTTCGCTCTTGAAGCCCACGGCGAAGTACGGAGGCTTGTCTGTGGAAGAGCGAATCAGAACGCCGTTGTCGTCGATCTGGTTGCCGAAGATCTGCTCCTGGATGGCCAGCGGAATATCCGCCATCTTCGTGGTGAAGGTGAGCTCCGGATCGGGATACAGCACGTCGAACTCGATGTCGTCCGCGTACTGGATGTCCGGATCGGCATTCTCAGGGGCGATGCTGGCCTCAATCGCGCCAGCCACCAGCTGCAGATCGCCGTAGGTCAGGGTTTCCTCGGTGTCGACCGTCAGAGGGGCGATCACCATGTTCTTCAGGCCGACCGTGGAAGATACGGTCGGGGAAGCGGCAGGAGTATTAGCCATAGTCGTTTACCTCCAATTTCATCTGTTTCTGAGCTCGTCCCGGAGGACGCGCTTGATTTCGGAAAAGGCTTCATCAGCCCGTGTGTCGAAGGCAGGCCGCACAAAAGGATGCGCAGGAGCGGGAGCAGGCCCGCCGTGCCCGAATTCCACAGGATTGGCGTAGTATGCGCCGTTCTCGCTGTGGTGGACGCCGATGGTGATCTGCTTGCCGCCGCCGCGCTTCTGCTTAACCTTGCCCGTGTGGATGGAAGAGTGGAGCTTGTCCGTGATGATCTTCGGGTCGGTGCTGGCGTTGTGGAGCATCTGCTCCTCAATGGGCACAGCGCCCGCCTTCAGGGCGCGGTTCACACCCGGCCCCTGATCCAGCGCGTAGGCCATGTTGACCATGTCGTTCTGGAGATCGTCAAAGCCCCGGAGTTCAATTGCCATACTCAGCATCCTCCCTCCAGACCCATGTCCACTGAACCGTGTACTGCCGGGTAGCCGTGTCGTAGGCAGGCTGGTTGTATCCCTTATCGGATTCTTCCAGCATGATGAAGCCGTAGGCATACATTGCCCGGCGGATCGTATCCGCCATGTCGGTCGGATCGATGTCGCTCCACAGGTTCAGGTACACATAGGTACGGAAGCTGGTCACATGATCGTCATGATGGCTGGCTTCCGTGGTGGTCGTGGAATACACGCAGTACTGCACTGGGGGATTCTGGTCGGGCGAGGTTGCCCGCCATACTCCGGCGAAAACGGGAATGCCGATGTCGGCCAGCGCCGCGTTGACCTGTTTCATCCGCTCACCCCCTTGGCGATGGAAGCCTTCAGGCCCAGGTAGGTGCGCTTGAAGCTGTACTCGCCCAGAGTGGAGATGTTCCATTTATCTCCCTGAAAGCGCACCCACATGCCGGGCTTGATGTCCTCCCGGTACCGGATGGTGAAGTTGATGACGGCTTCAGTGTTCATGACGTCGGCTGCGCGGTAGTGCTGGTTTCCTGCATCCGTCACAGCGGCCCATACGCGGCACACTACCACATCCGTCGGTTCCGGATAGCCATTTTCATTGATAGCGTTCTCCGTGTACCCGATCTCGATCAGGTGCCGGAGGTCTCCGGGATGCGGATCGCTGTCGAAGTTTTTGTAACCGCGCACAGGTCATCGCCTCCTCAGAACATCTTCTCCGGATCGCGGTATGGATACAGCAGGCTGTCAAAGGCCATCCGGGTTGCCTTGTAGGTGGTCATGTCTGGGATGTCCCGGTTTTCGTAGTAGAAGCTGGTCATGAGGATGACCGCCAAACGGACGGGTTCAGGCGCTTCCGGGATATTGCCTTCCTCGTCTGGTTCCTCAAAAGGAACCCGGCAGTAATCCTCGGCGACGGTCTGCGCCTGTCTGATCAGGCTTTCGATATAGGCGTCCTCCTCATCATGCTGGATACGCAGATGGGTTTTCACCTCATCAACGGTGACGATCATCAGCTGCCACCGCCCTCACCATCGGCAGGGGGCTCAGTCGTTTCCGGCGCGGTCGCGGACAGGATTCCGGCAGTACGCAGCACAGCCAGCAGGCTGTTGAAGTCAGACTTCAGCGCCGCTACGGTGGTCGCCTCGCTGTCAGCAACATAAGGCACTTCAGCAGAGTTGGTATTTCCGCTGGGGAAATTCTCGACTTCAGCGCCTTCCAGAAAGGTCAGTTTACCGCCGATGACCAGTTCATTGCCCCCATGGGCAAAGTAGTTCTTGGTGTTATAGGTGTTCGCCATAAGTCATTCCTCCTCAGGAAAGGGAGCCGCACATGGCAGTACGGCTCCCTTGGTCGTTGGGTTATCAGGTCTTCACAGCCAGGCACTTCATAGCCTCAGCCAGCACCAAACGGCCATCCACACGCTGAGTAGCGCGGAAACCGACCTGACCGGTCACAGCGAAGAGTTCGTTCAGGCGCTGGAAGGAACGGCCCTGACGGTCGGCGATCCAGTAGGACTTGAAGTCGCCGAACAGGATCACCTTATTACCAGCGGCAATCTCCGGCATGAAGGGAGAAGTCACCAGACGGTAGTTCAGCAGGGTGTCCGGCTGACCTTCTTTGATGCCCGGCTGCCAGAGATACTGACCCTGACCGTCCTTCAGCTTCCGGATAGCCTTCAGGGTGCTGTCGTTCAGCAGGAAGACCGCCTTTTTGCGGTAGACGCTCTTGATGGAATGCACCAGATCGAAGAGCTCGTCCGCAGCGATGGTGGTTCCGGCAGTAGTCACGCCAGTACCAGCACCATTGGTGGCATGCAGCAGACCCGTGGGCTTACCGGTGCCATTGCCGGTGATGAAGGCTTCCTCTTCAGCGGCACCGATCCGACGGGCGAACTCAGCGGAGATGTAGTTTTCAATGTTGAAAACGCTGTCCTGCAGGAGCTCGTCGGACACCTTGATCATGGTGGCTACCTTGTGAGCGCCAATGGAGATCTGACCGAAGGCATCGTCGCTTTCGGGAATAGTACCTTCCTCATCCACCCAGGACGCGGTACCGTGAGAGGCCACGATGGGAATCTTCCGGTCGCCGGAGGAAGTCTGAATGACGGTACACAGGGAACGGAGAACATTCTCTTCCTCCAGACCCTGCACCAGGGTGCGCTCGTACTCATCAGGCACCAGATAGCCGCCCTCGGAGTCGGTGCCGATCTGCAGGGCGTTCATGACAGCGGGGCTGGCGGCGCGGTTGCGGATCATGCCCCAGAAGGCATTCTTGTACTCGTCGGAAGCCCGGCCCTGCTTCTGAGCAGAAGCAGCAGTGGGGCGAGAAACCAGCGGTGCGGCGGTCGGCTGATCCATCTCACGGTCAATCGCGGCCTGACGCTCCAGACGTTCGATTTCCTTGCCGAGAGCTACCACATCGGCTTCCATCTTTTCATAGGTGGCATTGTCTTCAGCAGAGACCATGCCGTCCTCACCGCGATGGCTATCCAGGAAAGCCTTGGTCTCGTTCCACAGGTTAGCGCGCTTTTCGCGCAGAGCAAGAATCTGATTCATGGTGATATCCTCCATTTCTTCATTTCAAAAGCGACAGCCTTTTCTCAAGGTCTGCCGCTTTCACTCGGTTGTCAGGGGTAACAGGTTCAGGGGTAACAGGTTCAGGGGTAGGTTCCGGCTTGGACAGAGTGGCGATCACTCGGTTCATGAGGCAGGCAGCAGCCGCTTTCCGGCCATAAGAAAAGCCCGACGCATTGTTGTCAGGCAATTCATTATCGCTGGTGTACAGAATCTCATCGCAGAAACCGAGCTCTTTGGCTTTCTTCGCGTTCATCCAGGTCTCACTGTCCATAAGCTGCGAGAGAGTGGCACGATCCAGCCCGGTTTTGATCTGGTAAGCGTTGATGATGCTTTCCTTCACCTCATCCAGCAGCTGGATGGCTTTCCGCATCTCTTCCGTATCGCCCATGGCCATCGTGAAGGGATTATGGATCATCATCAGGCTGGTGGGACTCATGGTCACGTGCGTACCGGCCATCGCAATGACAGAAGCAGCGGAAGCCGCCATCCCATCAATCTGGACGGTCACATCACCGGGATAGTCCATAAGCATGGTGTAGATCTGGCTGGCTGCGACACAGTCGCCGCCGGGACTGTTGATGTGGAGCGTGATCGGGCCGTTGCCGGAGAAAAGTTCTTCCTTGAACATGGCGGGCGTGATGTCGTCGCTGAACCAGGATTCCTCGGCAATCACGCCTTCTAAGTACAGAGTACGGGCCTCATTATCGTTTTTGACCCAGTTCCAAAAGTGGCGCATGGGAATTCCTCCTTAATGTCGGTGTGTCCAGCTGATGGCAATGATCAGCAGGATGCTGAGTAGAATGAATGTGGCAATAACGGTCAGAATCGGAACAATCAAGGCTGCATCCGCTCCCTTCTCTCAAGCTTTGGCTGCTGCTTTTCGGCGTCCTCGGCCCGCTGCTGCATGGCGGTCGTGATGCTAATCATGTTGCCATTGACCAGATAGGCGTCGCCACCTTCCTCCGCAGGGATGGGATTCTGGTTTTCCAGCGCCCGGATATCGTTTGCCGACAACCAACCGTTCTGCCTTGCAATCGCATAGCCTTCCATGCGGGATTTGTAATCGCCACGCATCAGGCCGTCGATATTGAACTGCACATAAAAACGCCCTTTCTCTTCAGAAGAGAAAAGAGCGCGGTTCATAGCCTGTTCGATTCTGACAAGCCAGGGCCGGATGGTATGAACAGCAAAGTCAATGCTCTGGTGTTCAATATTGGAGAAGGTCGCGTGCTCCAGATTGCCCACGAGGTGAGGCGGCACCCTGAAGATCCGGCAAATTTCATCCACCTGAAATTTGCGGGTTTCCAGAAACTGCGCTTCATTGTTCGGGATGGCAATCGGCTCAAACTTCATGCCTTCTTCCAGTATGGCTACACGGTTGCTGTTTGAAGAACCGCCGTATGCGCTGTTCCAGCTTTCCCGGAGGGCCTTCGGATTCTTCACCGTATTCGGGTGCGTCAGGATGCCGGAAGGTCGTGCGCCGTTAGAGAAAAACTTACTGCCGTATTCCTCAGATGCGATGCCGAGGCCGATGGCGTTTTTCTCCAGCGCGATGGGGCTGTATCCCATGATCCCGTCAAAGCCAAGGCCAGGGATATGCAGGACATCCTCCGGAGATAGCACCACCTGCTCGCCAGTGCTGGTCATGTAGGTATAAGTCAGGATGCCTTTCTTATCCCTGTCCACTGTCATCTTATCCGGCAGCAGCGGATACAGGCCGGTGACCTGGTTCCGTCCGGAACGGATGATCTGACAGTAGCTGTTTCCCCACAGCAGCAGGTGCGCCAGCATGACTTCCCGCAGCACAAACGACGTCATTTCGCTGTTCGGCTCATCATGGAGCAGAAGATACAGCGGATGCTCCGTTGCTTTGCGGTTGCCGTCGGCTGTCGCTTCATACACTCCCAGCGGCAGGCTGGCGACTGTTTCCGAGATGACCCGGACGCAGGCATAAACCGTGGAAAGCTGGATCGCGGTATTCGCGTTGACCGGCTTCCCGGAACCGCTGGTGCCGAAGTAGAAGGTTGGCGCGGCGCTGACGCTGTCCTGGGGCTTGTCCCGCGCACGGAACAGCGCGGTGAAGGGATTTTTCATGCTAATTACCTCCGCAAGCTTATGATGTGGTATACTGAGCATGTGGCAGATCAAGGCCGAAAGGGGCGGGTATGATGAAACAGATTGTGAAAATCATCATTAAAGGTGCATCGGGGTATGGCCCTGTTGATGAAGCCTATAACGATAGACTTACGATAGAATGTAATTCGATCTCATATGAATTGAAACCCGTGATTGAATCGGAAACCAATCCCATGCGTCGATGGTCATATAGGACTACCAGCAAAAGCTTTCATGAAAGATTTGATCAGTTGATTTCCTGCCTTCCGGGTGTTATCTCTGGGATTCCAGAGGATGCTTTCTGCACCGATATTGGTGGTATTGACTTCACCATTTCATATGATGATGGAACTAAAGAAAAGAAAAACTTCTGGCTACCAGGTTCATATTTTCAGAAGCCTTTCAGCCTCGTAAAAAAGATGATTCCTCCCTGTGAAGAAGTTCCTTATGTTCTCGAGTGAAATATAGCCGGATGCTGAGAATCACAGTCCTCTTCCAGTCTTTTTGTCATGGCATTCCTTGCAGAGTGGTTCCCAGTTGCTCTGATCCCAAAACAGCCGCTGGTCGCCGCGATGCGGGATGATGTGATCCACCACGGTTGCCGGAACGACCTTTCCCTCCGCCTGACAGAAGGCGCACAGCGGATGCTGTTTCAGGAAAAGGCTCCGGGCCTTACGCCAGCGGGCATCATACCCGCGAGCGTCCGCGCCGCCGCGCAGGCGGTCACCGCTCCACGCCATATGATCCTTACAGAACACCTGACCCTGTTCGCAAAAGCCCGGACATCCGGGATAGCGGCAGGGTCTTCTTGGTTTTTGGGGCATTTCGCACCTCCTACAGCACAATGAAGCCCCTCTCATCATAAACCGAGGAGCCTGTGTTCACATGTTTCAGCGCCCGATCCAGCGCCATGACCAGAGCGACCGCGCCGTCCACTTTTTCCGTGGACTTTTCCTTGTCAATTTTCAGGTTCCCGGCAGGGTCGGTGCGCACAAAGGCGTTGTCCATGTTCCACCGGAGCACAGGATGCCCGCCGTGATTCAGCTTCCGCTCCAGTACGATGCGCATGAGCTCTTTCGTCGGCGGGCTCATGTCCCGGAAGCCCTGACCGAAGGGCACCATGGTGAAACCGTCATCATCCAGCGTCTGCACCATCATGGTGGCGTTCCAGCGGTCGTAGGCGATTTCCCGGATATTGAACCGTTCGCCCAGCTTCAGGATGTACTGTTCGATGAAGCCGTAATGCACCACATTGCCTTCGGTCGTATGTAGGAAACCCTGCTTCTCCCATTTGTCGTACATCACATGATCCCGGCGGACGCGCAGCTGCAGCGTATCTATCGGGAGCCAGAAATGCGGCACCACGATGTACTGCTCCTCTTCGTCACGCGGCGGGAAGACCAGCACCATGGCCGTCAGGTCGCTGGTACTGGAAAGGTCAAGTCCGGCATAACAGGCCCGGCCTTCCAGTTCATATTCACTGATAGCCCCGCCGCACTCGTCCCATTTGTCCATGGGCATCCAGCGGACGGACTGCTTAACCCACTGGTTCAGGCGCAGCTGACGGAACATGTTCTCGTCGGCTGGCGTTTCCTGTGCCTTGCGGAAAGCGTCCCGTACCTTTTCGATGTTGATTGTCTTATCCAGCGAGGGATTGGCTTTGTACCAGTTCTTTTCATCCGTCCAGTCCGCGTCGTCCGGCAGGCCGAACAGCACGGGGTAGAAACGGGGATCGTCTTTTCTTCCTTCTATAATGTCCAGTGCCTTCTGATGCACTTCCCAGCAGATGGATTCCCGGTCGGTGCCTGCTGTCGTCAGCAGAAACCACAGGGGCTGCTTCCGGGCGTCGCCGCTGCCCTGCGTCATGACGTCGTACAGGGCACGGGTAGGCTGGGTGTGAAGCTCGTCGAAGATGCAGGCGCTGACATTCAAGCCGTGCTTGGTGGCTACCTCCGAGGATAGCACCTGATAGATGCTCCCGGTCGGCTGGTACACCATGCGCTTGGTGCTGGGGATGATTTTGATCCGCTTGCTGAGCGCCGGGGACTGCTTCACCATGTCCACGGCCACATCAAATACAATAGCCGCCTGCTGGCGGTCGCTGGCACAGGAGTAAACCTCGGCCCGCCATTCGTCGTCGTTGCAGAGCATGTTCAGGGCAATGGCAGCGCCAAGTTCGCTCTTTCCGTTCTTCTTCGGGATTTCGATGTAGGCGGTTGTGTACTGCCGGGTGGTGGGATCATCATCCCTCACGGTGCCGAACACATCCCGGATGACTTTTTCCTGCCAGGGCAGCAGCTTGAACGGCTCCCCGTGGAATTCTCCCTTGGTATGCTTCAGGCACTCAATGAACTGCGTCACCCGGCGGGCTTTCGCTTCACTGAACATCCTGCC